TTTACTTTCCTACACTATTACTAATGTGTGAAATCCCAGTCGTCTTCGACGAAGGAAATAGTACTGTGAAGTACTATGAAAGGTCCCGATGCAATCGCTTGCTGGATTTTGAAGATTCAAAGAGCGAAAGCGACAAGTCCCCGGAAGTCCGGGGCGTCGCGAGTGGTTCCGTCCCGCTCGTGATCGAGTTAAGAGAACGGACGTCCGCAGTTCTGAGAGGCCTTTGCCTCCTTCTGGCCTATCATAAGGCAGATGATGTGATTCAACAATCACTCAGAGACCAGGTGCATGGACATTGTGATACTTCGGCGAACGAAGGAGTGTGGTTAAAACGTATGAAATACGTCCTGACTTACCCTCTCGCTCAGTATCTGAACAATGGTTTGCCCGCTGCGGCGCCAGAAGACGTGTTTGACGTCCATGGCAGGTTGAGACGTTGGGTCCGTACCCGAATGGTCTTTAATCGCGCTAATTCGCATTTATGGTACAGCTGGCTACAAGCCAAGCGCTGTGCTATGAGCGTGTCTGATGAGCTAGTCGAGGAGGCTTATAAAAAGCACTTCCTTGCGCTGACTACTGACGATCCTCTCTCGGCTTTCGATGACCGAAAAGCTTTGAAGGGGTTAGTGGATGAAGAGGCTAGGGCCGCGAGAGCGGAAGGGATTATGGAGCGGTTGTTCCGCAACCCAGCGTCTGTGGAGCTGTTGAACGAGGTCGCCCGGGGGCTGGCCCGAGAATACAGGAAGAGTGCGCGTCCAGAGACTCTGACGCCAAGCACTTCTGCTTGTTTCGAGGCCACCCGCGGGGATGGTGGACAATATGTCGCCATCCGAGAGTACACTACCTTAGTGTCACTCATCGGCGGTCACGAGCTCGTACGCATGCAGGAGCATGCGAAGGTGTACACAAAGGACGGACTTCGTTTTAACGTTGTCCGGTGCACCTACAACAGCCCAGGTCAGGAGATTTGGGAGGCGGATTTGGGATTGGATAAGTTCCATACAGTGGTGCGGTGCAGGCATAGAAATTACCTGCGGGCGACTATACAAGTCGTTCTGGAACCGCTAAAGATGCGCATCATCTCAAAAGGAGAGGCGCTTCCATACTACTGGATGAAGCCGCTTCAGAAAGCGTTGCACACAGCGATCAGAGACATTCCTTGTTTCCGATTAGTCGGTAGATCAATATCGCCGACAGACCTTATGGATCTCATAAATCGTCCTAGCGAAAGCGAAGACATTCTTGAGTGGCATTCGGTCGACTATAGTGCAGCCACAGATGGCTTGAGCTCACGCTTAGGCCTTCGAATTCTGGACTATCTACTTCAATGGGAGTTCAATGGACCGATCTCGGAGGAGGTTAAGCTCGCAGCAATGCGTGTTCTTGGCCCTCACGAGCTTTGGTACCCTACTCGGGGGAAGGACGGGAAGCAGAAATCAGCCCAATTTAAGGGCATTCAGCGGAACGGACAACTTATGGGTAGTATTTTGAGCTTTCCTATCTTATGTATTGCGAATGCGATGGTCTACGCCGACGTAACGAGTGCTGGGAGTCTTAGCGACTTCAACCACGTGTTAATAAACGGCGATGATATGTTGTATCGCGGTACAGAGAAGGAGTGGGAGAGGCATGTGGAAGTCGGGAAATCTGTTGGTTTGGAAATGTCGGTCGGTAAAGCGTACCGGCATCCAGTGTATGCTAATGTAAACAGCACTGGTTATCACTACGATCTTCGTGTTGATAATTCTACCCCTTGGCAGATTGACTTCCTCAATATGGGACTTATCTTCGGTCAACATAAGGTTCAGAACAAAGAGGAGACGGCTGCGTCACACCATGAGGTGACTTCCTTTGCAGCTTGTATCGACACCGTGATGAACGGTTGTCTCCCCGGTAGACAAAGTGAGATTCTCTCGATTATGCTTTCCTTTAATAAGGAGGCGATCGATAGAGAGACTGCTTCGTTTCACCGAACACTTCCTGAGATTGGCAGATACCAATCCGGCCCGTTTACGCGAAACCTGTTCCTTCCGTTTTATCTCGGAGGGATGGGCGCGACTGCACCACCAGGGTGGCAGGTTCGGGTGACCCCGGTTCAGAGGCGAGTGGCAGCTGGATGTCTTGCTCAAAGCAGATATCAGCTTCACTCAAGTCCTTTGCCGGGCTTTGAAGTGTTGGACCTTATAGAGACTCGCGAACCCTGGCTTGGAAAGGCTGAGGCGACGCGACCAGAGAGCTTTCCTTCCGGCAGGCGTATGAGGCAAATACCTTATGCGCTGAGAGGCGGCTGCGACGAATGTCGTAGCGCCTGCCGGTCCTGATCTACCCCGTCCAAACAGACAGGGGGGTTTCCCCAATTGGGTTGAATGGCTCAAATAGACCAAAACGGTGCTCATCCTTAGAGCTTAATATTTCCGTGCTAAATTCGTGGATAACACGCTGCACGCAAGATAGGAATGTACGTATGCCTGAAATGGTTGACACGTCTACCCCTTACCTTCGCCTGTGGCCTCCTTCCCGATAAACGCCGAGAGACTACACGGTCAAGCATCATACAGATTTACGCGACTGCGACTGTTCGATGTGCTATTCGATGTATAGTCCCGCTTAGTTGTGCGGTATCCAATACTACAACTACCCCCCATCCTGATCTAATGCAAAAGCAACAAAAGAAAGAGTCAAAGAATA